CGAAAACGAAGCCCTATTCGCTATCATTTACGGAATCGGGCCGGATGACGACTGGAAAGACTTTGAGTGCTGGAAAAAGGCGAATCCGAACTATGGCGTATCGGTCATGGAAGATTATCTCTATCGGAAATACACCGAAACAATGACAGACGCCTCGAAGCAGAACATCAATCTATGTAAACATTTGAATCAGTGGATGAATGCCGGTGTTGCCTGGATGAACATGGCGAAGTGGGAAGCCTGCAAGGATACCTCTTTGAAGCCGGAAGACTTTAAGGGCCAGCCCTGCTATGCTGCTTTTGACCTCGCATCGAAGATAGATATCTCCTCCCTGGTGCTGGTATTTGAACACAACGGCGGGTATGCGGCCTTCGCAAAGCACTATCTCCCCGAGGAAACCGTAACACAGGCTGGGAATGATCACTATGTGAAGTGGGAAAAGGAAGGATATATCACACAGACACCCGGAGCGAGGACGGATTTTAAGTATATTGAAGACGATCTGAAAGCTATCAATGCCAATCATCCTATCTGTGAGCTGGCCTATGACCCGCGCGAATCAACCTATTTGGTCAACAACGTCATGGAGTGGCTGGGGCCGGAGAAGTGCATTGAGATTACGCAAGGCCCTGCGCTCATGTCGGAGCCGATGAAGGAAGTAGAGGCGCTTATCTATGATTGTAAGCTCTGGCACTCTGGCGATCCGGTGTTGACCTGGATGATGGGGAACATCGTCAAGCGGCAGGGGAGAAATACGGGACCGGTGAAGTATTACTACCCGACGAAGGAGAAAAACGAATCGAAGATTGACGGCGGAGTCTGCCTGATCATGGCTACCGGCCGGGCGTTGGCCCACCATGAAGAATCGGCGTATGAGGGCATGACGAAGGATGAAATTTTGAAATCAATGGCATTTTGAAAGGAGAGGGAGAATGTTTAAGATTTTCAAACCAAAAGTCACAGATGATCAGGTGAGGGAAGTTGTCAAACCGATGCTGGCAGAAATGGAAAAGCGGGTCAACTGGCTCCAGTCCATGCAGAAGCTTGACGTGAAGGATGGCGATATTGTTGTGCTGAGATGTCGTCAGAAATTGTCGACGGAGACATACAAACATCTTAAAGCGGCCCTTCAAGAAATCATAAAAGGCTTCGGCTTTGATGTCCATGTGATGCTTCTTGAAGACGGCATGGAAATCGGGGCTGTGAGAAAGGAGGATCTATGACCACCCTGCCGCAGAAGCAATATCTCACCCCGCAAGAAGTGGCTGACTTTTATAGCATCAAAATACGTACCCTCTATTCGTGGATAGCGGAGGGGAAAGTAGAGGCTGAGCGGGTGGGGCCGTCTCGGATACTCAGAATCCGGCGCGAGGTTGCGCAGAAAATAACACAGCCGGTAGGGCCATAAATAAAAAATATACTGCATAGAGTGCATTTAGCGCAATCGGTGCGGAAAAAAAGGACATAAATGCTTGACAAAAAAACCGAAAAATGGGGATAATCAAGCATGATTATTCCAAACGCGATACCAGACAAAGCCATGTTTAAACCCGAGGAAATAGCAGAGCTATTCGGAGTAACAAAGAGCAGGGTTTATGATATGATAAAGTTTGGGAATATAAATGCTGTTAAGGTAGTGGGTAGGCTTATAAGAATACCCCGGAAAGATGTAGTGGCGTTTATAGCCAACGAAGGCAAGGGGTTTGTCAATGTTAGCAAAAGTGCGGTCACTAATAGGATGGTGGCCACTATGCGCGGCAGAATATCACACATGATCCGAAATTCCAAGAGCGTAAAGGAAGCTACATCAATGAATTTATTGGGTTGTACCATTGATGAGTTTATGGACCATATAGAAAAACAATTCCAACCAGGCATGACTTGGGAAAATTAGGGGGGGGGGGGGGGGGAGGTTGACCATATAATCCCATGTTCTAAGTTTGACTTATCGATCCCAGGAAGTCAAAGAGTATGTCTTAATTATACAAACCTTCAGCCCCTCTGGAAAATCGACAACATCAAAAAAGGCAATAAATATACAAGGCGCAATATAAGAAAGGTGATAAGAAGATCAAAAGCCCTTTCATAAGATTCCACAAAACAGAGGTTGGAGCTATGCGGTGAAAATCATTAAGAGAATAGGAATTGACGATATCTTTATTCTCCTCGGAATGGCCGGGATCGGGACGGGAACATATCTTTTGTTTGGGGTCCCCGTGTCTCTGGTTGTGATGGGCGCACTCTTTCTCGGGATTGGTCTGTTTATGGCCGGTCTCGGAGCCGACAGGAAGAAATAATGGGAGTCTTTTCAGAAGCTTTTGAAAAACGCGGTCAGTACATCGGCGGGGGCAGCTTGACGCCGGGTGCGGGTGATGACTTTTGGTACAACGCGACGGGCGGGCAGACATCGGCGGGGGTATCGGTCACAGAAAAGTCTGCCCTTAAATACCTCTCTGTTTTGGCCTGTGTCTCTCTGATCGCGGGAGATATAGCGCGGCTCCCCCTGATTCTGTACCAGCGAAAACCGGACGGCTCAAAATCAAGGGTGCTGGATCATCCCCTTGCCGATCTTTTACATAATGCACCGAATCCCCTGACAAATAGTTTTCAGTGGCGAGAGCTTGCCCAGCTTCATCTCCTCCTGTGGGGGAACGCTTTTTCAGAGATCACACGCAAACCAAGAACAGGTGAGATCGTTTCCCTCACTCAGATCCCCAACATCGAAACGATGCGGGTGACGAGCGATAACGGCAAAATCCTTTATCAATGGCGTGACGGAAAAAGCGTTTCCCACATTAAACAACGAGCAGACATCTTCCATATTCCGGGAATGGGGTGGGATGGAGTTGTCGGGATGTCAATGATCGCCCTGGCGCGGCAGGCTATCGGGTTGGGGCTGGCGGCTGAAGAACTTGGCGGCTCGTACTTCGGAAAGGGAACGCACCCGGCCGGAGTTCTTTCAATACCGGATTGGCTCGGGGAAAATGAGGAGCATTTTAAGACATCATTCCGTGAGCAGTATGCGGGTCTCGGTAAATCGCACTCGGTTGTCGTCCTTGAAGGTG